AGATTCTTCCGTTGCCAATAGGAGGTACATACGCTACAATAACGCTCAGCTAAATGAGCTTATCTTTGCATTAAATCAATTAAATAGACCTATTCATGGCTAAGTACATTTGTAAGTGCTCAGAGCACGAAGAAGAAAAAAGTGGCGTCTCCATAAGATTTAATGGAGAGGGAGCGTACCACGATATTAAGTGCCCGTGTGATAAATACATGGAGCTGAAAGAACCTAAGACGGGTGTCCCTTCTTTCAAGAGAGACTCGCACGGAAGAGTATTCTAATTAAATCCTATGTCAATGAAGTTTAGATTCCACGTCCTGGGCCTACCTCACACGCGAACAACCAAGGACTTTAATGCTTGCGCTTACACGCAGAAAGCTCTTAAGTTCTGCAAGATGATGAAAGATCGAGGTCACTATGTGATACACTACGGAACGGAAGGAAGTAACCCCGAGTGCGACGAAAATGTAAATGTACTCCCGAACGAAGTATGGGAAGAGGTGTACGGAGAGCATGACTACAAAAGCAAGTTCTTTACGTATGACACAAAAGACAAAGCATATCATACGTTTTATAAAAATGCTATCAGGGAGGTAGGTAAAAGAAAGTAGACCCATGACTTTATTCTTCCTTTCTGGGGTTGGGGCGTTAAGCCTATATGCGACGCTCATGAAAAAGACATGTTGGTGGTTGAGCCTGGAATAGGTTACTCTGGGGGCAGTTGGTGTCAGTTTAGAATTTTTGAATCCTATTCTTTGATGCACGCATACATGGGATTGAAAAAGGTTAATACTTCTAACATCATGAACTGGTATGAAATTGTTATACCCAACTACTTTGATGTAAACGACTTCGAATACTCGGACAAGAAAGAAGACTACATGCTGTTTCTTGGCAGGGTATATGATGGCAAAGGAGTTAATATAGCCATTGAGATGTGTGAGAAGCTAGGGGTGAAACTAAAGGTAGCTGGTCAGCTAGGTGATAAGTATGAGCACTGGAAGGATGGATCCGTACCCGATAATGTAGAGTACGTAGGTTACGCCGACGAAGCTATGAGAAAGGACCTTATGAAAGGCGCTAAGGCGTTCATCTGCCCCAGCACATACGCTGAACCCTTTGGAGGGGTACAAGTTGAAGCTATGCTTAGCGGGACACCCGTTATATCTACGGACTGGGGTGCGTTTACAGAAGTGAACATTGAAGGGAAAACTGGATACAGATGCAGGACGATGGGCGACTTTGTTCGAGCTGGCAAGAAGTGCCTAGACGGAGAGATAAAGTATCAAGACTGTAGAGATCACGGTGAGAAATACTCTTTAGAGAACATCGCCCCGAAATATGAAAAGTACTTCCAGGACGTAAAGAACATATACGGAAAGAAAGGTTGGTACGAGGAATATGAGTAATCTAATACCGATCAAAGGATATGACGAACCCGCTATCAAGATTTGCCCCAACGGTACGGAAGGTGAAATTGTTGAACTTAGTGGGATACTCGTTGTTCTTCCCTCTCAGCCTCCCAAAAAGAAAATTGAGGGATATGACGCTCCAAACGACATGCAGGTGTGGCAAAGGACTGTTATGCCAAAGGAGCTGTCTCGGATTAAGTCTATGGATGAGTGGGGGGAGATGCCAAGGGAGTTCCGACAGAGGTTTTCTCCGTATATCGAGGAGGAGTTTCGCCGTAGGCGTGAGGGCTTTTGGTTTTACAACAACGGTATCCCTACATATATTACGGGGCGTCACTATATGATGCTCCAGTGGACGAAACTGGACATAGGATATCCTTACTATCTTGCCTTCCAACGTGAAATCTTTCTCCACATGGCTGCGTGCGAAGCTGATCCCCGTAGTCTCGGTCAGCTATATACTAAGTGTCGCCGCTCTGGGTATACTAATATCTGTTCTTCTGTACTGGTCGACGAAGCTACGCAGGTTAAGGATAAGCTTCTCGGAATCCAGTCGAAGACTGGTAAAGACGCACAAGAAAACATCTTCATGAAGAAAACGGTACAGATGTTCAAATCGTACCCATTCTTCTTCAAACCCATTCAAGACGGAACCACGAACCCTCGGATGGAGTTAGCCTTTAGGGAGCCATCCAAAAGGATCACAAAGTCCAATAAGACGTCAAGTAGAGGAGACGCCCTGAATACAGTGATAAACTGGAAGAACACAACCAACAACGCTTATGACGGTGAGAAGCTACACATGCTTTACATGGACGAGGCGGGTAAGTGGGAGAAGCCCGTGGACATAAGAGATGCGTGGAGGATCGAGCGAACATGTCTCATCGTCGGAAGAAAAGTTGTAGGCAAAGCCCTTGTGGGTAGCACCGTGAACCCTATGGATAAAGGCGGTAGGCAGTATAGGTCTTTGTGGGCAGACAGTAATCCCCAAGAAAGAAACGCCAACGGCAGAACAAAGAGCGGCTTATATAGGATATTCATCCCAGCTTTTGACGCACTGGAAGGGTTTTTTGACAAACACGGAAACGCCGTAGCTAATGACCCAGACGAAGAAGTTATGGGCATAGACGGGGAAGTCATTGAAATGGGAGCTAAGTCCTATCTAAAGAACGAGAGGTCAGGGCTAAAGAATGACCCAGGAGAGCTCAACGAGGTTGTAAGGCAGTTCCCTTTTACCGAAGACGAAGCGTTCAGGGACAGCATTGAAGGGAGCCTCTTCAACATTGGAAAGATCTACCAGCAGGTGGAACACAATATGGAGTTGTATCCAAACCCAGTGGTTATAGGGAACTTTATCTGGATAGAGAAAGACAAGAAGGTTGCTTTTTCTCCAGATCCAAACGGGAGATTCAGGGTGGCTTGGTTGCCCCCAGAAGAGATGCAAAACGTCAGAAAAGAAGAGAGAGGCCAGCTTGTGGCTCCTCATTCGGAAATAGGCTGCGGAGGTGTTGACTCCTATGACTTGGACGCTACAGTAGACGGAAGAGGATCTAAGGGGGCTCTTCACATGTACAACAAGTTCAACATGAAGCACCCCGCCAATATGTTCGTCGTAGAGTATGCGTCGAGACCTGACTTGGCCAAGATATTCTACGAGGACGTTCTTATGTGTGCCTTTTTCTACGGTTACCCACTCCTTATAGAGAACAACAAGTACGGCATTGCAAGGCACTTTGAATCAAGGGGTTACGACGGTTACTTGCTTGATAGACCCGCTCACCTCACGCCCCCAGGATCTAAGGTTTCAAAGACAAAGGGTATCCCCTCTAACTCTCAAGACGTCATACAGTCTCACGCTCACGCAATAGAGGCTTACATACATGACCATGTGGGTATAAGCTATGAGACTGGGGAGTATGGTCGGATGTTCTTTGACAGAACCTTGGAGGATTGGATTGGTTACAAAATTACAGATAGAACAAAGTTTGACTTGACGATAAGCTCAGGACTTGCTCTTCTTGCCGCTCAAAAAGCAAGGGTCGAGGTAAAGAAATCTAGCTTCATTGATAAGCAGTTCTTTAGGAAATACAAGCCAAAAGAATGGCACCGATGATTTTGTTATATTTGCCAGGAATTGCGCCAATCCACAATAGATGTACAGTAACAGCGGAAAAAAACCAATGGGATTTCCTGACCCCTTAGCCTCTAAAGAGATTAAGGATAAAAAGGAATACGGAGTTCAGTACGCTAAAGCCATATCTTCTCAATGGGGCAGAATGGATGACGAAGGGTCTCTTTACAGAAAGAGAAGGAAGGTTTTTGACAGAAATAGAGATTACGCAAACGGGACGCAAGACACGTCTATATACAAGCAACTTCTTAACTCTCTAGATCCGAACAACGGCGATGGCAGCATGCTCAATCTGGATTTCACTCCAGTGCCTATACTTCCCAAGTTTGTTAGAATTGTTGTAAACAAAATTCTTTCTTCTGACCCATACCCTAATGTAGAAGCGGTTGACCCTATCTCTAGGTCTCAAAAAGATGTATTCAAGAAGGTTATCGACGCAAAGGTAAAAACGAAGAGAACCATGGAGAAGATCGAGTCCGAGTTAGGGCTTGACCTTGGTTGTTGTGACATGCCCGATAGCACAGAGGAGGCGGAGATTTTTCTAGAGTCAAACGTAAAGACTGGTGCGGAAGTAGCCGCTCAGATATCAGCTAACCTGACCCTGAAGTGGAATGACTTTAGCGATGCTGTATACAGGAGGTGTGTCAATGACATAGCCACTCTGGGGATGGGTGTTGCCAAAAGATCCAATGACCCGAATGAAGGCATCAAGGTTTCTTATGTCGATCCAGTAAATTTTATTCATAGCTATACAGAGGACCCTACATTCTCCGACTTGATCTATGCTGGTCACATGAACCGAGTCTCTATACAAGAGCTAAAAAGAAAAGCAGGCGATCAATTCTCTGAGGAGGAATATAAAGAGATAGCCAAGCAAGCTCAAAAGAAAATGGGTTATGACGCATCCAGGCTGAATCAGTCGAACTACGACACAAGCATGGAGAAGATGAAGTATGGGTATGACGAGTTCATGATAGATGTCATGGACTTTGAGTTTATCTCCGTAGACCCTATGTACTTCGAAAGCAAAGAAAATCGCCATGGAAACACTGGATTCTATTATAAAGGGGCTGCGTATAAAAAGCCTAACAATTCTGTATTTGAGAGGTCGGTAACGAAGCTTGAGAAGGCTACAGTGTATGGAGGAACATACATCCTAGGAACGAAGTTTATCTTCAATTACGGAGAGCAAGACAACCTACCAAAGAACATACATGATATATCGAGAGTAAAGCTTTCTTACTCTCCTGTAGCTACAAACATGCAGCGCATGATCCCCAAATCCATGGTGGATAGCTGCATAGGTTTTGCGGATCAACTACAACTCACCCACCTTAAGATACAGCAGTCGGTGTCTAAGGCTAAGCCTGACGGGATAACGATTGACATTGAGGGTCTTGAGAACGTTCAGCTAGGTAAGGGCGGGGAGCTACAACCTCTAGAGTTGCACGATATCTACGAGCAAACAGGAGTCTTTTACTACAGAAGTAAGAATCCTGACGGAGGCTTTCAGAACCCGCCAATTCGAGAGATCCCGAACAGCATCAGAAACATCAACGAGTTGATAGGGCTTTACAATCACTACTTGAGGATGATAAGAGATGCTACGGGCATCAATGAAGTTATGGATGCTACAACGCCTAAAGGCGAACAGCTAGTCGGTGTAAGGCAGCAGGCCATAGCAGCAGGTAATAACGCTATATACGATATTACAAATTCTTCTATGGTATTGTTTAAGAAGGTTTGCTCAGACATCGTAAAATGCGTTCAGGTACTACATCCTGAGTCCATCATATTTAAGCTTTACGAGAACGCAATCGGATCTGAAAATATGAGGTCTGTATCTAGCTTCCAGAGTCTGTCGATGTTCAACTTCGGAGTGATGGTCGTGAAGGAGATGGAGGAGGTAGAAAAGATGTACCTAGAGCAAAACATCCAGCAGGGTCTAGCTCAAAAAGAGCTTGACATAGAAGACGCTATAGCGGTGCGACAGCTCAAAGACATCAATCAAGCTGAAAGACTTCTTGTTGTAAGGAGAAAGAAGCGCATTGCTAGGAATCAACAGATGGCTCAGCAAAACTCTCAGATGCAGGCTCAAATACAGCAGCAAGCCGCTGAGTCCGCCTCAAAGGCTAAGCAAGCAGAGATACAGCTGGAGGCAGACTTGGAGATGAAAAAGATGGAGGTAAAGACGCAGTTTGAAATAGAGGCAGCAAAAGCCATGCACGAACTCAACAAAGAGATAGAGATCATAAAGGCCGAAGCCATACTAGGTTCCAGACAGCAAGACCAGCAACTGAAAGAAAAGCTCGACTTGATGAAGGAGGACAGAAAGGACAAGCGCCTAAAAGATCAAACAACAGAGCAGAGCAAGCTTATAGCCCAAAGAAAGGGTGACAGAGGTGAAATAACTGGAGGTCAAGAAGTAATGGATGTACAATCACAAATACTAAAGCAGGATGGGATTCAAGGACAGCAGTAAGGCTAAAGTCAACCTAGACTCAGCAGCTAGGTTGGATATCACATGCAGAAAAGGCGACACCTTTCAGTTGTTTGTCGACTTCGGCTTTGATCTGTCCGATGACTATCAGGCTGATGAGTGGAAGCTGCAAGTCAGAACCGATGAAGATGACACGGGGACACCTGTTCTCGATCTCGCCAATGGCGGAACGACTTACTTCTCTATAGAGGACGGTGACAAGACGAACTCCAAGCTAAAGATATCTGTACCTTCCTCAGACATGGATTTGACGTCGGGACTGTACGTTTATGACCTCGAAGTATTGAACGACGAAGTCACCCCCAGCTTCCGTAAAACCTGGCTGTACGGCTTGTTTACCGTCTCAGAAGATATAACCGATCAGTAATATATTTGCAATATGGCCATTAAGGTAACTACGAAGAACAACATAGTCAAGATTGGCTACGAGCAAGGCCCCTCTGGAGCTACTGGTGCCACTGGCATCCAGGGGGAGCAAGGAGATACTGGCCCTCAAGGTCCAGCTGGCTCTGGCGCTACAGGTCAAACGGGACCTCAAGGCCCTGTTGGCCCTGGAGGTGCCGCTCCTGTTATATCTCAAAACGTAGTAGTTAACCTTCCGACTGGTGGTTCTTTTGGTAAGTACTCTCATGGGGATGTTATAACATACAACTCAGAAGACCCTCAAAATGCTCTTGACCTTATTCTTGATGCCGTAAATGAGTCGGGAGCTCCTAACATTGTGACTTTCACGTCAACCACGCCTCCGTTTAATTTGACCTCCTCAAACCTTACGGTTTCTTACAATGTTCAAAATCAAAATGAACCTGCAGGCGCCTTGATGACTGTAAGGGTTGATAGAAAAGCCGAAGGAGCAGACGATAACACGTATTCTCAGGTTCACATAAACGAAAACATATCAGCTTCTTCTGTAAATACATCATTTTCAGACTCTTATACTCTGGTTGGATTTTCTACTACAGGATTTACCTATAGACTTACAGCCACGGATGATAAGCCTGGAAGCACCTCCGACATACAGACAATTACCGTGTCTCCTTCTTACTCCGACACCACAATATCTCCAGGTCTTGTCGCTGCGAGGTCTACAAACTCAGGGTTTACTGGTGAGACAAACTCAAGCAGAGAAAAAGGTAACTACGACAGCACAGTTACCGCAACAATAAACAAGAACAATACTTACGTCAACATAACAGAAGTAAAGCTTGAAAGAAGAGTCGACGGTGGAGCATATTCTACTCTGGTGACAGAGAACTCAGGCTTCGGAGGGGCAGACTATTCCTTTTCTTTTACAGATAATAGCAACTCAGCACTCAGTGACGTATCAACGATAGAATACAAGATTACTGTAAAAGATCAGTACACCGCCAATGGAGGTTCGTCGTTCTTTGACACATTCACTGTGAACCTCGACAAGTTCCCAGTGGTGTTCTCATTTGCTACTACAGCATCTAGTCCCACCACAAGCGATGCTGACCTACAGTCTATATATAGTGCCTTGTTAACCAACGCCGATGTAAGCTCAAATAAGAGGCTTATATCTAGCAGCGGGATGGCATCAGAAGTGTTCAATGGCTCTAACGGGACAAACAACGTTGCACACTTTACTTACGTAGCTTACCCCAACTCTTTTGGGAATTTTACCGACGTTAGAGACACTGGAGACTTTGACATACTTCAAGACGATACATGGCTTAAGGACGGAGGTACTGGCACTCCCTTTTCGGGCGGGGCTTTCGATGTCACCACTTCTTTTGGAGAAACGCTTTCAGTAAAGATGTACAAATCGAACTCAACGGGAGCCTTTGGTTCAACTCAAACAGTAACAATTACAACGTAAGAATATGCCTAATTTTTCAGGTAGGATACAGCACAACAATCCTAACAGCTCCGTACTGGATATAAACGACACTCAGGTTCGTGGGTTTGGTATTTTCAATGCTAAGGCGAATAGGGACGCTGTTCCTTTTGATTCAGATCAGCTTACTGAGACTCCTCGATGTACAGGGTATCTAGCCATCATGAAAGACGTCGACACGGGATATATATATCTCGGTCAAGACCTGGCTGACAGTGGCCAACACCTCGACGACGCGAACTGGGAGAACGACGACAACTGGCAAGAGATAGCTGGAAACGCTACGGTGGGGGCTACAGGGCCTACAGGGGATCCTGGAACGGGCACTATGTGCGGGATTTCTTTGTACAAGAATGTGGTGGATCTGGCTAACATTGGCGAACCTACTATTGACGGTAATTTCTTCTTGCTTGACTCAGGTGAATTTATCACTGATGATGCCAACGACGTAAGATACATTGTATGGGAGCCATCGTCGGGATATAACGACCTGCTAGAGGCTATCATAGGCACGAATTTTAGCGACTTCACACTGGCCTTCTATGGGCAGATGCTTAGCGAAGGTAGCCCCACGACTAGATACAGGGTGACGACATTTAGGCCTACAGGAGGGTCTGTTTCCATCGTCGCAGGAGACCTTGACGGATACCTGAAGATACCCGTCGAGCCTAGGGATGTAGATAGTGTGTTTGACCAGTTTAGGCCAGGATACGAGATTACCATGTGTTCTACGTACAACGGAGACATAGGGGAGTCAGGTGTTCAGGGGGAGACAGGAGTCAAGGGGGACACGGGAGATCAAGGACCTATAGGGCCCGATGGGCCCGCTGGAGAGCAAGGGATTCAGGGTTTGGAAGGTGGGTGCAATGAGTCGTCGTTTGAGAGCGTCCTAGGGAACACTATAGCCTTTGCTGCAGCAAATGCTCAGCCATACAACAGCTTCAATATGAGAAGCTCAGGCACCTTATCTACTCAGGCGAGTACTGCTACTCAGGTGATATTTAACACTACTGGGAATGCTCTGTTTGAAAACGCGAATACATTTTCTGCTTCGGACTACGATAATTCCTTCCTTAAGGTGAGTGGTAGATTCCAAGATGGAAATAATAATATATCCTCTTCCCCTTCTGTAGTAAAATATAGAATCACAAGCGCTGGAGTCCAAACCTTCTCGCCAGGCACGGGCAATCTATCTAATTTTAAGGCCCTTAATCTTGAGTTTATAGGGGCGGGTATTCCTGGTAGTGACTTTTTTGTCGAGAGCGAGACATACACTACGTGCATAGTTATAGGCGGTCCAGAGGGGGGTGTTGGAAGTACAGGGTCGACAGGCGTTCAAGGAGCAACGGGTCTGACGGGATTTCCTGGGGGCTGTGGTTCAGCTCAGTACGAAGGACATAAGGCTGTTACTCAGTACGATCTTTCTTACGACGGATTTTTTATAGCTATAACAGACGACATAGGAGATGAGGCCACCCCTGGGGTTTCTGACTTTCAGGTTCTTACAAATACATCAGCTTCAGGAGACGGAGCTAGCGCTGGCTTGACCAACACCTCAGAAAGCCTTTTTTACGACTCAGGGAACCCTCCAAGGAGGATGTTTGTCGTTTATCCAGCCGTTGGAAACGTTGACCTCATCAATAGCGGTCTTAACGGAGGCAACTCCACCAACTCTGAAATAGCAATAAAAGGAAACTTTAATTCTATTTCTACGGACGGGGTTGCTGATGACAGGACTTACAATTTGAAATACGACACCAAGGATATTGCTAGGGCTTGGCCAGGTACTGCTGCTTGGAAGTATGTCGAAATTAACGAAAACGTATCAGGTATCGACCCTGATGAAATTTTTGTATACCCCGACGATTACGACGAGCTGCCTGATATTCACTATATCTACTGCTACGCTACTAGAGGTCCTGTAGGTCCAGCTGGACCATCGG